TAGACATATAAACTACCTGTCTCGTACACATTAATACTACACACCATAACTTAGTGTCGTAATCTATTCTTATAGACATAGTTCCTCCTTTAGTATGTGAAAAAAAGGTTTTTGGGGTAGGAATCAAACCTACTTCTCTTACCGTTGGTTAAATGATAAGCGAGAAAATCAAGTTAATTATGCTTAACCATGTCTTTCCTTGACACTCAGTTCTCCACCCAAATTTGTTACTAAATATTGATGTTATAGTCTTTATTCTGACTTTAAATAAACATTGGACAGACGGACATTGTCTTACTAACATCATTCATGAATCCTGTGGGATAGGAATCCCTCCATGTGTTGCTTTCAGTTTCCGATGACAGGGTCAACATTCTAATGCTACCCGTCTGTTCCTCCGAGTACAGTGTTGCACTGCAATTACCAAATCTGTGGGACAGAAATGACAATTCAATTATACGTTTGGTTCATTCAATAGAATCCCCATCCTATCAAATTTAGCGTCTGAAGGTTGCCCATTTTTCAGGACTGCACCAGTATTATCTCAGACTTACTGTTTGGTATAAGTTACATATATATAAGGAAGTACTCGTAAGCGTATGTATTAACGAAAGGACATATCATCATCTCGATAAGTATTAGTATCCTATCTATATATCTATTGATAAGAATAATAAACCATACAATACAATATATAACCAGAGGAGGCAGTTTGCTAAGCTGCCCCCAACCCAACAAGGAGTATATCTTATCGTCTAACGAAATTACCTTTAGCATGGTTCTGCAAATCAGCTGCAGTATTTCTCCATGATGCCTGGTCACCAGACTGTGCTATCTTAGCCACGGAGTCAGCAACTATAGCATACCTAGACGCGACCTTCCTAGCATCTACAATACCAAGCACAAATTGCTCAGCTACAGCGATACCGAAGAAAGTATCAGCACCTATGCCATCAAGGTCCGACATATGCTTAGTGCCTTTTCTTATACCTTCAAGTATTAGTTCAATTGCATTCATGTTCTATTCCTTTATAGTAGTTTGTTTACATTCGAATAATCATTTAAAACTAAATCAAAAATAACGTAATAACATTAGTTAAAACCCCTTTATAAGGGGTATCGTTTTATTATAAGGACGGGCATTAAAATCCTACAATTTTTCAAAGTTATCCTTTTTTTCATTTGACATATGCTTTAATTTCAAGGGTGTGTGGGTGGGCTTAAATAATAGATATAAAAAATATAATATATATAATTACTGTAGTACATGACTAGCTGGAGAATCAGTAACTTCCAATATGGCAAAAGTAATTAAAGAGATAGCTAATATGTCCATGTCTGGGCAAGAATTTGTTCTTGAAAACATGGCAAAAAAGCTTGTTCCTATATCAATAGATGGGAGTACGTACATGATACCAAAGGAAGTAAGTGAGTTAATCGAAATGTTAGTTGCGGATACTAGTGAGACAGTACAAAGTAAAAAAGATAAACCACACAGTATATGACGAGATAGACGAGGTTCCTCCCCAAATTAAAGTTAAAAAAAGTTGGAGAACTTCGAATGTACATGAATGGGTACTTGCCGATGACGGTGGAGTGTTGCAAGTTTTAAGGAAAGGTGTAATGCAAAAATCCAAAGGTAAGAAAAGAGCAATAAATTATATAGGCACTTGCACAGGTACATATCCATGTACGAAATCTGCTGTTTTAGATACTTCAAGAAGAAAGAATATATATTCTTTTAGTGGAGAATATTCGCAGACTTTAATAGAGCAAAGACGTAAATTAACAAGCAATGAAGAAATATTCGTTCAGTATCTAGCGAGCGGCATACCAATGAGAGAAGCTTATTTAAGGGCTTTCCCAACAAATGATGAGAGATATGCTTTGTCGCAAGCCAAGACAATAACTAAAACAGAGAGGATAAAGACTGCTATGAAGAAAGAACTAGAACCTATTGTAAATGAATTAGGGATTACTCCAGAATATATACTTGGGGTTATAAAGGATATTGCTGAGATGTCTGAGAGAGATGAAACAAGGCTTAAAGCCGTTACAAAATTATCTGATATATTGGATTTAGAAGATAAAAATGCTACGAGAGTTACTCAATTAACTGGAGCTGTTTTCCAGGGATTTTCTGATACTCAAATAGATAAAGCTTCAAGACCTAATCTTGAAATAACCAAAGGAGAGTAATCCTCAAATGAGATGCCCTAAATGCAATTCAATAAACACAAATAAAAATGGTGTTAAGATATTAGTAACTGGCAATAGAACCCAAGAGTTTAAATGTAGAGATTGTAAAAGGTATTTTTCTATTCAGATTGATGTTGGTGTTGTTCATGAATTAAAGTATGTTGAGCCTGGGGACATATTAGAAGTTGATGGAGGGGAAGAATTAAGAGTACATGGGCTTACTGATGTTCATGTAGGTGCAGTAGAGCATGATTTTAAAAAGCTAGAAGATGCTATTAGAATTATAGATGAAGATGATAATGCCAGATGGTTTGGTAATGGCGATTTATTAGAGTTAATACCTCCTCATTATAAGATTAATCAAAGAGGTCAAGACATTCCACCAGAAGAGCAATATTTAGAGTTTGCAAGATTGGTATCACCTATAAAAGATAAGTGTTTGTTTATTAGGGGAGGCAACCATGATTACTTACGTTCCTTTAATATCCTAGATTTTGATGTATGTAAAGTTCTTGCTAATGAAATAGGTGTTCCATACTACAGGATGCCTGGGTATACAAGAATAACTGCTGGTGGGAAGGAATACAAACTTGTATCTGGTCATGGTAAGGGTGGTGGAAAGAATGGGGATACGGAATTAAATAGCATGGCTGCTGTATATAGTGATGGAGATGTATTTTTCTTAGGTCACAATCATCAATTATATGTCAAACCTATGGATAGTCTAATTATAGGGAAAGATAACACAGAGGAAATGAGGAGAAGGTGGTATATACGAGGTGGTTCGTTTCTTAGATACGCAGATTACGCTAGGTACTCTTTCTATCCCATTATAAGAACTGGGTGGACTACTATGCAATTTAATAAAGAAGGTATTCAATGTTGGGAGAATTGACTGCGTAAGAATGATAAAAGCAAAAAGGGGAAATAAACATCCAAAAGATAAAATTATATTTGTTAACAACCATCAAATAACATATGAAGAACTTGCAAAGATATGTGTTATTTTTTGTGAAAATGAAGATAATATATATCCACCTCCAGAATTTAAAGGAGGCGAAATGTTAAGAGAGTTTTTGAATGAATGCATGATAAGTCGTACAGTTAGTAAGGATATTTTAAAGAAATATAACCTATAAAATTAAAAACAGAAGAAAACTTGACCACTTTTAGTATATAAGCTTAAATTATAGCTATATATAGGATAATAAATGCCAAATACAACCCCAATATCGTCTCCCTTTGAAAAAACACAAACTAAATCCGATAATACAAGTAGAGAAGGAAGAAGAAAGTATTCTGGAGCTGGTGACTGGTACCCAGAAATAGAAGAACAAATTATTAGTTCTAGTTCTAACCTTAAAGATGAAACTATAGAAAATATACCAGAAGAAAAAATAGAAGCAGCTACATTTGACCAAGCAGGATTTTACCAACAATTAGATGATATTAAAGATGAAACTTCAATTGTCCTAAACCAAATGTATCCAGGACAAGATGTCCAAGTTGAGTACATAGGGCATGAAGGAAGAGATTTAGGGACTCAACAACAATATATGGAATCTGGTGCTTCTAAAGCAAGTATTAGCTTGCATCAATTTAATGCCGCGGCTGATTATATAATTACAGTAGATGGAGTAGTCCAAAGTGGGGCAACTCCAGATAGTAATAAATTCTACAGAACCCTTGGCTATGTCGCTAGAGAAAAAGGATTATTTTGGGGAATTCCAGGAGATGGAGGTCATGTTGCTAAAAGCAGATTTGTTAGTGATTTTATAGAAGAATTCCCAGGACAAGCGTATAATGTGCATGGTAAAGAATGGTACGAGAAGCAAACAGATAATCCATCTAGTAAAGTAAGACCTACTATAGAAGCCTTTGATGCTGCTCTTGGTTTAAATAATCCTAATAGAGTATATAAAGAGCAAGGAGACCGCATATATGATGAACTTACGGAACCCATCCCTCCTAATGATAATATAACAAGTTCCCCAGAAACCGCATTAGATTCTTTAAAATTAATAAATAATAATAAAGCTCCATCAAGTCCTTGGTCCGCTCTTAGTTCAAGTAGAAAATGAATATTAATACTAAAAATGTTTCAAAAGCAGAAGAAGCCCTCCAATTAGCTCATAATGATTTGATTGCATTTGGTAAATTATTTCTCCCAGATGATTTTATGAGGTCAGAGACTCCTTTTTTCCATTATGAAGTAGCAGATGCCGTTATGAACAATGATGTTCGCCAATTAGCTGTTATTTTACCAAGAGGTCATGGCAAAACAGTAATGACTAAAGCGAATATATTACATGACTTTCTATTCACTCAAGAGCCTTTGTTTTATGGATGGGTTGCTGCTTCTTCCAAAATTAGCGTTCCTAATCTAGATTATGTTAAGTATCATCTTGAGTATAATGATTCTGTTCAGTATTATTTTGGAGACTTAAAAGGAAGAAAATGGACAGAAGACGATATAGAGTTGAGTAATGGATGTAAACTTATATCTAAATCAAATTTATCTGGTATTCGTGGAGGGGCGAAACTGCATAAAAGATACGACCTTATTGTATTGGACGATTTTGAAGATGAAAATAACACAATCACTCCAGAAGCACGGAATAAGATTTCTAATCTTGTTACTGCTGTTGTCTTTCCTGCGTTAGAACCAAAGACCGGCAGGTTGAGAATAAATGGAACTCCTGTCCATTATGATGCATTTATACAGAGAATACTTGTTGGATATGAAAAAGCTAAAAAAGAAGAAGAGCCATTTAGTTGGGATGTAATTACATATAAAGCTATCCAAGAAGATGGCACTCCATTGTGGTCAAGTTGGTTTGGGCATGAGGAGATGAAGAGAAAGAAGAAGTTTTACGCAGATAGTGGAACTCCCCAGAAATTCTATCAAGAGTATATGATGGAAGTTCAATCGTCTAAAGACGCTATTTTCACAAGAGACCATATTAAATATTGGGATGGAGATTTTATTAAAGAGCCAGAGACTGGTATGACTTTCTTAAAAATAGATGGCGAAGATGTCCAGCCTTGCATGACTTTTGTTGGAGTTGACCCTGCTACAGATTCTGCTAGGAGAGACAGCGACTTTAGTGTTATTATTGTTGTGGCTGTAACCCCTAATAATAATATATATATTCTAAACTACGAAAGAAAGAGGGGATTACCAGTACTCTCTATCCCTGGAACTGAAAGTAAGGGGATAGTAGATTATATTTTTGACTACGCTCACTTCTATAACCCTTCCTTGTTTACCATTGAAGATACGTCCATGAGTAAACCAATATTTCAATCAATACGAGCAGAGATGAGAAGAAGGAATGATTTTAGTATAGGGTTCAAAGCAGAGAAGCCTGGGAATAGAATGAGCAAAAGAGACAGGATACAAGAGATACTTGCTCAAAGATTCGCTGTTGGGCAGATGCACTTAAAGAGAACTCAATATGATTTAGAGAGAGAAATAATAACATTTGGACCAAGAATGGCTCACGATGATACTATTGATGCGTTGGCTTATGCGTGTAAATATGCGTATCCTCCCATGAATAATATACAAGATAAAAAGGGTAATTGGTCTCACAATAAACCAAAAGCTAAAAGCTGGGTTGTAGCATAAGGAGTAAAAAATGCAAATGCCAGAAGAAACAGATAATCTGATTAGTCCTAAGAGAGAAGACTTTAATTACGTTATGTCTAACGCACCTAAAGAATTATCTAGGGTTTTCAGTAAACAAGAAGGAAGGACTCATTTTGGTTTATATAGTTTTGTAGATGAGTCTGGTGAAAGAAGGTTTGTAGAAGCGAATACTGATGAGTGGCATAGGAAAAAAGGCGTTGATGTTGAAGACGCATTGTATCAATCTGCATCTAAAAACGCTAGTGATAGTAGTTTTGTTGGGGGATGGGAATATTATGATGATTTAACAAAAAAGAATTTACCAGAAAAAATAATGGATTGGATGAAAAGATAAATGGCTAAAATTAAAACAGCAGATAGAGTTAGGGAATTATATAGAAATTCCGATTCCCCTACAAGATGGCAGTGGAAATCTGTTAACCAACAGGGATTTGAATTTTCAAATGACAATCAACTATCTAACGGAGAGAAAACTGATTTAGAAGAACAGGGGATGCCTACATTTACAATTAATAGGATTTCCCCCGTTGTTGAAATGTTAAATTATTACGCAACTGCGAACAATCCTCGTTGGCAAGCAATAGGAGCGGAGGGTTCAGATTCTGATGTTGCTTCCGTATTTAGCGATTTAGCTGATTATGTTTGGCATTTATCTGATGGTGATACTATTTATTCTAATGTAATCAATAATTGTGTAACTAAATCTATAGGTTATATGTTAATTGATATTGATGCTGATATGGATAATGGGATGGGAGAAATTGTCATTAAACAACCAGAGCCATTTGATTTATATGTAGACCCAAAATCAAGAGATATTCTTTTTAGAGATGCGTCTTATATATTAGTTAGGAAGGTTCTTCCTAAAAGTCATTTAATAAGCCTTTATCCAGAATATGCCGCTAAGATTAAAAAGGCATCAAGCGAACATATGTCATACGATTCCGCATCTGAAAGGACTATGGATTCTAACCAACATGATTTTTACCATGATGATAGTGAGATTACTGCTATAGACCCTAAAGAGGGGAAAGAAGATGTAGTGCAAGAATACTTTGAATTGTACGAAAAAGTTAAAGTTCCATTTGTAAATGTTTTTTATAGAATGATTCCAGATAAAAAACAAATGATGCAAATTAAAAAGCAGGTCGATATTAAGGTTCAAGAAATGACCGCTGAGCTTCAAGTTCAATTAGCGGAGCAACAAAAGTCTATGGCTGAAGCAGTCCAAAAAGGAGAAATGCTTCCAGAGAGAATGCAACTTGAATTAGAAAAAGCTCAGAAACAAGCTCAAGAGCAAATCCAAACATTTCAACAAGAATATATAAATAAACTTCAATCTGAAATTGCTAAAGTAGAAAATCAGATAGTTAGCGAGAAAGAATTTAAGGTAATGCAAGAAGATAAGACTTTTGCAGAAATGATTGTAGACGCTATAAAGTTTTATGGCAATCGCATTAAACAAACTTGTGTTGTTGGTGATACTTTAATATACGAAAGAGTATTCCCAGAAGTTGTTAAGGACTATCCTATTGTTCCTTTTCATTTTAAGTGGACAGGTACTCCGTACCCAATGTCCGCAGTTTCTCCTCTTATAGGGAAACAGCGTGAAATTAATAAGTCACATCAGATAATGGTGCATAATGCATCTCTTGGTTCTTCTTTGAGATGGTTATATGAAGAAGGGAGTCTTGATACTGAAGTCTGGAGTCAATATTCATCGTCCCCAGGCGCATTGTTGCCAGTAAGACCTGGCTCTGAAAGACCTACCCCAGTCATGCCAGCGCCTTTATCTAATGCCTTTTTCACGATGGTACAAGAAGGGAAGGCGGACATGGAATATCTATCTGGGATTTATTCTTCTATGCAAGGGAATACCCAGCAACAGCACGATACATTCAGAGGTATGCTTGCCCTTGATGAATATGGAACTAGAAGAGTTAAGCAGTGGATGAAACATAGTATTGAACCAGCGTTAAGGCAAGTTGGTAGAGTCGTAATGCAAATGTGCCAAGCTACATATACTGCCAATAAAAGATTTAAAATTGTTCAGCCTTCAGCTTTGCAAGAAGAAGGGGAACAGGAAATTAATATCCCAATTTATAATGATAGGGGTAATGCTATTGGGAAATCTATGGATTTGCAATCTATGAAAGCGGACATTCGTGTAGTAGCTGGTTCCACTTTACCAGTTAATAGATGGGCATATCTAGCGGAATTAAAAGAGTTGCTTCAATTTGGGGTAGTAGATGATATTGCTGTTCTTGCTGAAACGGATATAAGAAATAAAGAGCAAATAGCTAAAAGAAAATCTATGTTAGCTCAAGTGCAAAATCAAGTTGGTCAAATGGAAGAAGCTCTAAAAGACAAAGAAGGAACTATTGAAACTCTTGAGAGACAATTAGTGCAGGCTGGCATTAAAGGTAAAGTAATGCAGGCTGAAATGGAAATCACTAAACAAAAAGAGGGTGTAAAAACAGAACTCAAAAAGCAATCTATTGAATCTGAAGGGAAGCATAAGCTCTTAAGAAATGTAATGCAGAACGATGCAAATACAAAAAGTAAAGAACTTTCACTCGCTGTAAATGCTGTGAAAAATGATTTGCAAACAACAGATAAACAATAATAATTTCTAATAACTTATTATGGAGATAAAATGCAAGAAACCAATGTTGGTAACTCATTAGGTGATACTCACGTTATTGAGCCTAAAACTCAAGAACAAATCCAAAATGACTCTGACGTAGATACTTTCTTCGACAAACTTGACCATGAGTTAAATGATGTAACATATGATGTTACTCAATCCGAACAGGCAACCCAGCGGACTGAGGAGATTCCTCAACAACAGACTGGCTCCGAAGAGAATACGGATGTATGGGAGAATGACAGTAACCCCTATAAAAAACGCTACTCAGATAGTAGTAGTGAGGCTGTTAGGCTTAAAGAACAATACAAATCAGTTGAACCTTTTGTACCAGTTCTAGAAGCTATGAAAGAAGACAGCGGTCTAGTAGACCATGTTCGTGACTATTTAGAAAACGGTGGAGCACCAGCCAAGACAATTCAAGAAAAATTGGATTTAGGTGAGGATTTCATGTACGATGCAAATGAGGCAGTTTCAGACCCTGAATCTGACTCAGCAAAAGTAATGAATGCTCATGTAGATTCTATTGTTAAACAAAGAATTGGACAGGTTGTCGAAACTGAGAAAGAAAATGCAGTTGCTGTGAAATCAGCCCAGATACAAAGAGAATCTGAGTCTGACTTTAGAGAAAAATATGAAATGGGTGATGATGAATTTCAGAGTATGCTATCTGAAGCTAAGAGTCATAAAATCTCTCTTGAAGATATTCATTATATTTTAAATAAAGATAAAAACACAGCGAATGTTAGAAATTCCACTCAGAAAGAAATGCTAAACCAAATGAAGAATGTCCGAACTATGCCTACTAGTAACAGTGATGCTAATAATATTGGAGAAACAAGGAATACTGAAGAACAGTTATTCGATTCCATTTTTGGTGACGCTGGTGCTGAAGAAAGCCTATTCGGATAAGATAACAATTTAGTTATCCTCCGACTTAATTAAACGCTCTTAAGGAGAGATAACATGGCAGATTATGATAGAATCAATAGGGGTGTAGCCCCTTTTGACACTCCTCATACTATTGACCACCCCTCGCAAGCACAGCCGTGGGGTACTAATAATAGTGAGGTTTCGAACCAAAACCAACGATACGATTCAGGGAGGACAAGCCCTGACCTGGGTGACCTTCAACGAAGATACGACTTCGGAAACACCTACACAAAACTCAGCTTCCAACGAGACCCCTTCCAACACCTCCTCTTAGCAGGAAAGCAAAAGAAGTTTGTTTCGGATAGTAAGTTTGAATATGCTATCAAGCGAGCTACTAACACCTATAAGCGTTATGCTTATGTTGTTGGTGTAGATGTAAATGCCTCAGATATAGCAGATGTTACTAGAATAAGTGGCGAAGCCGCTTGGGGTGATGCTGCTTATACTGATTTACTTGCTCATAGCTCTGGTCTTAATAGTGCATATGATGATACTGCTATAAGCACAGCAGTTGGTAGTATGTGTGCTGTACTAATGATGGGTGATTATAAGATTCAAGGTAATCTTGTAAATAAAATCAGTCAAAACAGTGCTGGTAAACAGTTCACTCTTGGTGAAACTCTTACAAAACCTAATTGGTTTATGAAAGACCAAGTGGTTAGAATCCCAACTGGAGCTTCTGTTGGAGGTGCTGTCACTGACTATGCACTAGGCAGAATAACAAAAGTTGCAGATTGTGTTGTAACAGGTTCTGGTGGAGGCCAGATTGCACAAGGTACTTTTCTATATCTTAAAATAGTAAAAGCTCCAGCAGCAAGTAATCAAGAATGTACATCTATTGTTAGTGCTACTGCGTTACTAGATGTATGGCATGGTACTGGTACAGACTCAATAGCTGAAAAGTTAGAGCCTAAACGTACTTACATTTCTGGTACAGCGTACCCTGAATTGAGTGGTTATGGTGAAACTTGGAAAGCACAGCCTTTCTCAACCGACTTTGGTTATACGCAGATTTTTAAGAAAACTGCTATGATGAGTGGTCGTGCGATGGCAACAGCTCTGAAATTCGGGGAAAATCCTTGGAAGAACGAGTGGGCTGAAAAGATGGCTGAAATGAACTGGGATATTGCACAAGCTGGTTACTTTGGACAGCAATACGAAGATACCGATGACGGTATTACATATACTGAAGGTATTGTAAACTTCGTGCTTAACAATGGTAACACATTCGGATTGGATACATCTACTAAGACAATAGATAGTTTCCTTGAAGACATGAGTGCATTTCACGACCCACGTCATTCAGTTGCTCAGTCTAACACTAGAGTTTACTATGCAGGGACAGCAGTTTGGAATTGGTTAGCTAAGATGGGCGGTTTTGCAAAGAACAACCTTGAATTGAGTCCTAACTATTCAATGCAGTTCTCTGGACAAGGTAAAATGGCTGGTGTAAGCTATCGACAGTTTGAAATTGATGGTCAGTCAGTTCGTGTTGTACGAGACATTCACCTTGATGGAACTAACGTCAAGATGATTGGTGCAAACATGAAAGCTTGTAAAACTGTTGCTCTTAAAGGTAATGGAATTAACAGGGACATGGCTGTTTACCCAGGTGTTAAAACAATCAAGAACTCTGGTGAAGATTATAGGGTTGACTTAATTCAAGCTGATGTTGGCTTTGAGTTTACAGCCCCTGAGACTCACGCAGTTTGGTTGTAGGAGTCTATAATGGCTACTAAATACTGGATAGCAGGAAATCCTAACGGTCAAGTAACTGATGAACAGGTACAGTCTTTAAAGGCTTTATCTGTTTCAGATTTAGCTGAAGTGGAAAGTCTTTTAGGAGACATTCCTATGACAGCTGAGACTAATGTTGCAGTTACTCAAAGTGCTGGACCTGTAACTGCGGATGGAAGTGTAACTATCGCAAACGGGGCAGCCCCAAGTAACGATGAGATATACGAACTTGCCGTAGAAACAGTTACAAAGCTTAATGCTTTATTAACTAAGCTTAGAGCAACTGGATTGCTTGCTTAATCACTGTGAACAAATTTGCCTCCTCGGAAACGGGGAGGCATTTTTAAGGATAAGAAATGACTTCTAAAAACATGGTAGAGATGGTGCAACAACATCACCCTAATGCAAGTGAAACACAGATTATTAGTTGGTTAAATCAATCTATGGATGATGTGACCGATAGAACTTCTTTCGCTATTGAAGGAAGTGGTACTTTTTCTACTGCTAGTGGGACTAAATACTATTCATTCTCTTCGATTGGCGGGGTGGAGGCTGATGATGATGTTATTAGTATAGAAACTGTCACATACGATGGAAAACATATTCCATTTATTCGTGAACCTGAACATATGGAAGGCTTTTAATGGCTGATTCAAAGAATTCACAAAAATACTGGTGGATAAAAAATCAAACAATTGGTATTGGTTGGTTAAACACAGCAAAAGATAGTGATGGGGGTTCTTATTATAAATTAGATGCAGTCACTAGAATTATGACTGTTAATGCTCACTATAAATCAAAATTAACTAAGATTGGTGATTTAGTCACTACATTGACTAATAAACTTCCTTCTCAATTTGATGATGCATTGGTATCAAAAGCCATTTCAAGAGGATATGAATTGTCTCAAAGCCCTGAGAGTTTACAATTAGCAATATATTGGGAAAATAAATTTGAATCACAATTAAAAAGAATACAAGAATGGGACAATCTTGAAATAAGCAAGAGCCCTAAAATTATAAGAACTATTTACCCATACGCGGTTAGATAATGGCTTTAACATTTAAGTCTCAAGTAGAAGATTTAGTAGGGACTCCCGTAGATGACGATTCAACAAGCCAATGGCTTCAAGATGGGGCATGGGATGTGATTAATAGAGTAAAGATGATAGACCCAATGAGATTGCAAAGTTTTGCAAAACAGGAAGACATAACTAATAATAGTGCATCCGTTGAGGATAATTTGCTTTTAGGTGTTTATTCATCGACATCAGAATACAGAGAGATACCCTCGTCATTAAAAATTAAAGCGTTAGATAGTGATAGTATCCATAAGGCTACATTAACTAACCCAGTTTTTTGGAAAGAGAATGGGAATATTTATTTAAGACCTACTGGTGGCTCAAGTAATACTATGTCTGTTGTTAAAATAGATAAAGCAACCCTAGTGGCAGGCTCCGAATTTAGTGCTGTACCAAATTTCCCAGATTCACATAAGCAATTATTAGTCTTATTTGCATCAATGAGGGAATTACAGAGGAAAATGAATAGTCAAGTTATGCCAACAATTACTCTTCCAGTGGTTGCTTCGTCTCCTACTCTTAGTGGGAATACAACTAGTTTACCAACTTTTACGGCTCCATCTAGCATGGTTTTACCAACTTCTCCAAGCGATGCTACTGTTGATTTTACTAGTCTAGGGGATTTCCCTTCTTTTAATCCTCCAGTATATAGCATCAAGACATTTCCTTCTCTTTATTATGATTTTCCTGAGCAACCTATTATGCCGATTACAACAACGGCAACTAATAATGCAAATACTTGGGACGGCTCTGCTCAAAGTAGGGTAATTATTGACCAAACTAAATTAGCGACTGCTCCAATTTATAATAAGCCCTTACAGGAATCTAGGACTCCATTTTCTTCTTATGCTAGTGGCATTACATTAGCTGAA